CCACCAGTCTGTTTTTATCCTGATCGTCTTTCAGATACCCGAAAGCTGCAAAGGAGCCGAGGAACTGCCCGTTTTTTCGTTTGATTTCAAGCTGCGAACGAATCTTCACCGAAATATCCCGGCAATAGGCTTCGTTTATGAGATTCTTAAATGGGATGATGAGGTCATCGGAGGCTTTTTTATCTCCGAGACTGTCATAGTTGTCGTTGACGGCAATGAACCGGACGCCGAGGAACGGAAATATTTTTTCGATATACTCGCCGGCATCCAGATAGTTACGACCAAAGCGTGAGAGGTCTTTCACGATAATACAGTCCGTTCGTCCTGCCTTAACATCCTCGATCATCTTCTGAAAGCTCGGTCTTTCAAAAGTTGAACCGCTGAAGCCATCGTCAACTCTTACCGCATACTCCCGAAATTCGGGTCTCTGCGATATGTAGTCACGGAGCAGCTCTCGCTGCCCGGTGATGCTGTTGGATTCCTCCTTATCGCCATCGTCACGGGACAGACGGAGATAGAGGGTGGTATTCCAAATCTTGTTTTGCGTATTTTGCATGGCTGCACACTCCTTATCTCAGTATTCAGCAAAACTACCGAGCCTGGAGCGTCGTTTTAGTCCTGCTTATATTGTACGGTTTCCGTCCCGTCCTGTCGAGAATGTCAGCACTTGGAGCGAATGTACCCCGCAAGGCGTTCTTCCAGAGATACCTCTGTATCAGAGAAACCAACTTTCACAACATATTTGCCGTGTTTATAACAATAGGGATTTCCAATCTGGCGGATAAAATCAATGGCACGTTCCCGCTTGGGAAGTGCCGTGTTTACCTTGACATCCCGGATGTCCACCAGCTCATCCCGGTCTACCGTGGCAAGGTCGATATTTTTCATATCTGTAATAGACGAAGATTGCATACAGCCCCTCCTTTTTACAGTCTCGTTCATAACTATGCGGATTTGTGCGGTTAAATTCTTGTAATATCGGGCTGTTTCAATCCGAGGCTGACCATGACTGCTTTATTTACATTCTGCATCTGGTCCTCCGGCACTTTGCCGAGATATTTCATCACACGCACCTTGTCGATGGTAAGAAGCTGTTCCGTAAGAACAACAGACGGGCTGCTGAGATTTTGTATTCCCTCGATCAGCGTATGGGTAGGCTGTTTCGATTTCTTCCAGTACCGGGAAGATACGGGAGCGACAATCAGAGTCGGTCCAAAGTGATTGCCAATATCATTCTGCACGAGCAATACCGGGCGGCACCCGCCCTGTTCCGAGCCGATATTCGTACCGAGGTCAACAAGGTAAATATCGCCACGGTGATAGTTCCAGTTTTCTTTCATAGACTAAGTTCCTTTCTACATTCCAGTTTTGGATATGTAAAAGCGACCGCTGAACACGGTCGCCACATGGGAGGATATATCAGAATTTTTTCGGGAGCGAATACTTCTTTCCGCTGCCGTTGTAGATTTTCCATACCTGATAGAGATACTTTTTGTATCCGGCAATGTCAACGCCAACGGCTCGTCCCTCACGGGGGATCGTCAGCGGGTCAACATTGCTAAGGCGGGTAATCAGCCGCTGAGGGATGTAACTGTCATGGTATCGGTCAACGAAACGGGTAATACCGATGATGTTTTCTCTGCGGAACGAATCTGGTTCGCCGCCCCAAGCGGATACAATAATGCCCATCGCTTCCTTATAACGTTCTTCACCGAGCCGCCGATAGGCGTTCATTGCTGTCTTGATACAGCCGATCCGCATATGTCCACGTTCCTGGTCGTAATCCAGTTCAATGCCCAGATCCGCATTTGCTTTGAGAAAAACAACAGCGTTCCCATCCTCACCGAAAATCTCGGCACGGACACGAACGCCGGGTGTCAGACGGGCAGATTCGCCGGTCTGCCTGGCAAAGAGCAGAGCTTCCTCTTTTTCGCTCATTCCCATATATACTTTGCAGAGAATCGGCAGGTCGTTACCACCATTCAGAGCTTTGCGGGCATCAATGGTATGCTGTCCGTCAAAGACATAGTATTTCCCGTCACGGTAGCTGACCTTGGGTTCGTTGGCGATACGCTCGTCAAAGTTACTGACGATACGCTTTACCCGCTCGCTTTTCAGTTCTCGCTGATAGTCCTCACGGGGAGCGATGATCTCGCTGCTGTCAATCACCATCATTCGGTACAGGGGTTCAGGTGTCATCATATTGAGTTAAACCTCCTTCATATTGTGCTAAAAAATCGTATCCGGTGCGGATCAGTTTTTTGATTTCGGTGCGGCATTTTTCCAGTTCAAAAAACGCCGCATAATTGGTCTGGCAGAAGTTCCAGCGGAACATCATGGATTCCAGAGCATCATTCATTTCGTAAATCATAGTATCGGGATTGCCGTTGCCACGGTCTAAGAGCATATCGTCTGCGATTTTCTGTATCAGCTTGATGTCGGGTTCATCCGGTTTTGGGACTTTCCGCTTTTTCGGCTGGTCTTTGTCCTTTCGGGGTGGCTGCTCACGGAGCTTTTCCACAAGAGCCGGTCTGTCCTCCGGTTCGGCTTTCAAAACAGCGGAAACATCGGCATCCGTAGGTTTCAACGAACCGTTCAAAATCTCTTGGCGTATGCCTGGGGCAACCTCATCTGCAATATCAATGCCTTTGGCATAACGCTCGGCACGGCGAACATATTTCTCGTTCACACCGTTTTCCGTTGCGATTCTCTCACTGGTTTTCGACTTTGACCGCAAGTGGACATTTTGTCCACTTGCGGTGAAGTGACCTTTTTCATTGCGAGACAGTCCTCGTTCTCCACCATGAGAAGATTTTTCTGCTTCATACTGTTTTCCAATCAGATATTTCTTCTGTTCCGGGGTCAGATTTCTCCGTCCGAGCTGATTTTTGCATATCCAGGCAATCACGGAAAAACGGTCATCAAACTGCTTTTCATGGATGCTGTACTGGATATGCGGGTGCTTTTCCAGAATGTGAAATCGGTTGTGTCCGTCCACGATCACACCGTTCCACACGATAATGGGGTTAATGACAATGCCATCGGAAAGAATGTTTTCCTCAAGCTGACGAAACTCCTCAGCAGACAGTGGGGGGATCTTACTTTCAAATTCCGGGTCTATTCTTAATTCCATAGTGTCCTCCTTGTACGCTATGTAAAGAAGCGAACTGCCGAAGCCGTCCGCTTTCTGGTTTTCTTTGCAATTACCGTATTTGTCTCATCCCCCGGTAGTGGGACTCACCAGACGGCAGTCTGCGAAGCTGCTCCATAGGAATCGAACCTCCCCGCCTTCTTTGCGGCCGGGCTGCGAATTACAGAAGTATCGTTAGCCCTGCGTCCGTCATCGCCGGTTCGGTAGCAATCCGAATCTCGCAGGTGGATTTATCGCTCGCCTCGCATAAAGGGTCTTGGCGCTCAACCTGCCGTGGCTCGTGGTACACAGGAATGTATCTGATGAGTGTCTATTCAGTTTTCAAGCTGCGTTCGTATCAGCGTTTTGCCGATGTATAGAAAGGGAATCAAGTTGTCCTTTCACCTATCGCCGTTTTGGGGTCGATTTTGCACCCTGTTTTATGACCCCTGCGAAAATTTTTTAATTTTTTTCGTTGCGGCAATGATGCTCTTGGAAATATTCTGATGGCTGACGCCCTCAATCTCACCGATCCTGTCGATAGTCATGCCGTCAACGTAATACATCCAAAGTCTGCGGAACTGCGTTTCCGTCAGCTTGTCCTTGAGTTTTACGACCATTTCTGATGCTGCCCTGCGTTTTTCGTCTCTGCTGTGCTGTCGCTCCAGGACAACATCCGTGGCTGGAACAGCGAGCGCTGCTTCTGACAACTCATCAGCGGCGAGAGTGTGATTGGACTCTCTGTGGTCGAGCTTTTCTTCCTCGTGGAAGTTCTCGTCCGACCATTTCTTGAAAGCGAGAAATTCTTTCTCAGTCGAAAAATCATCACGAGTGATGCGAATGGGTTTTCCGTTTGCAGACGGATACACGATGGCATCCGGGTCTTTCTTGTTAAGTACATAAATGCTGTTTCTATTAACCATTTTGGTTCCTCCGATTTTTCTGAAATTTGAATTTGCATAAAGTCAAATTTCAGTTCGGAGGACCACGGCAGCGCCGTACTGTTCTCAGGACATCAGGCATGAAAAAATCCTTTCCGCTGACGAAAGCAGCAGAAAGGATAAAAAAGAGCCGCAAGACGGTGGTTACAGTTCCCATGCCGTAAAAACAGAAATACGATTATATTTCTGTTTCATGCGGCTCTTGGGATGACTACACCAGTCTGGCGGCTCCACAGCTCAGCTATGAATATTTAATTGAAAAGAAGTTATTTCTCTAAGTGATGTCGCAGGCGTCTCATGCTTAAAACATTGAACACCGTCACACGACCACATTTTTTGCACTTTACTTCGACGTGCCCTCTTGTGTCCTCGTAGACCGTTATTGCGTTGTGAAGGCAATAAGGACACTTCAGGTTTCTCTCTTTTTGAGAGGCGATAGCGGTGCGGGCACGAACGATTTTTTCAAGCATCTCCGGCGATGGCTCGGACACACGGATATTCTTTTTCATGCCCACACCTCCAACGGATTGACATACTCCGAATAGGGACGATCTTCTATGTAGCCAAGCTGTCTCAATCTGATGACAGCGGCAGACTTGGAAACGCCGAGCTGCTGGCAG